AATTTTTACGTTACCCAAATTAGTACCGCCACGATTAATAGCGCTGAACAGCGAGATAGTATTACCTGCAGATTTTACATTATTTTTAATTGACACCATCTCGCCAATTAAACCTTTTAAAGTATCTGCTAAAAAGTAATTTTCATAACTAACTAATACATTTTCACCTGAAACTTCTCGAGTATCGTTTGTAAGACTTCTAGGTTTTTCAATTCTATAAGTATTTCCAGTTGGGACAGTTTGCTCAACTCTTCTACCTTTTACATATCCAACACCAGGTTGAACATTGTATATTAAAAAATTACTATTTGGGTCATCCTGAACATTTAAATTAAATCTTTGTTTATTATTAACTATATAATTACCAGATTCATCAAAAGTCCTAGAAGCAATCTGATCTCCTAATTTAGATAATATATTATCTCCGGTTTGAATAGAAGATGCAGTGCCATCAATCAATTCAACTAGAGGAAAGAACGTTTTTCCTGAACCTACATCTGATTCTTTAATTAAATTCAAAGAAATTCTATATCTATCGGCTCCAGGCGAAGTAAGATTTGGATTTGTACCAGTATTATCATATAAAGCAATGCTATCTGAAGTTGTAAAAATTTGTTCTGATACTTCATAACCTATTACAGCGTTTGGAGAAGCGCTATATTTTTCAACTATAATTTCTTGAGCAGGCGTATATACAAAATGACCAGCCGTAAAAAATTGACCTTCTGGAACTGATATCATAGAAGTTTTACCAATTGCCGGATCTGCAATTGAAGTAGTTAATCTAATATTTAAATTCCCAAGATCGGTGCTCAGTGTTTGACCAGGCTGAAATAAAACAGTAGAATCTCCTCCGGTATCAACATATTCAATAATCAAAGTAGCAGGATCGGCACCAGCCGCAGGTAAAGCTTTTATCACTCTAGCTTTTACTGGGCTAGCATCTTGGTTTTGAATAATAGTACCTTCATAAGCAGCAGGAGTTGTACTTAAGGGATTAGTTGTCTCATCAAGCTTTAAAAAAGTTCTGGCATCTTGATTTGTTATTACTCCTCCAGAAGTTGTATTGATAAGAGATCCTTCTTTAAATAGATATCTCCCAAATCTTTCAATTTCTTTTTGAATAATAGTTTGCATTTGCGTAAGTTCACGCGCTTGAAGAGCTCTACCAGAATTAAATAGAATTCTATGATAGTTATCACTATCTTTGAAGTCGTCTCTATAAGTTGTTGCAAATGTGCTCGAAGTAACATTCGTTGCCATGGTTTATCCTTATAACTGTATTACGACTTTTACGTCTTCTGTTTGATCTTCACTTCTTAAAATAGCAATTGGTCTATTATCTATGTAAAGCAAATCACCACTAAAGATATCTATTTCGCTATTAGTTTTTGTAGAAATCTGAGCTTGAGCTCCGCTTGGTGTAGTAATATTTTCGTTACCTGCTACATCAAATTCTTTAAAGCCAGTAGTTTCATCTTGATGCCACCAAATTTGACCAGGTGAACTATCATTATAAAAGTCTATATAAGCTTTCGCACCGCTATTATCTCCTGTGATAATTTCATCTGCAGAAAAGTCTATAACAGACTTCGATGTCATATCAAATTTAGCTAAAGCGGTTGATGCAGTAGTAGTAATATTTACTAACCCTGAACTATCGGCAGGATTTCTTAAAAGTCCAACTTGCCTAAAATCATTATTAATAACAAATTTGTTTTCACCATCAACTTCTACTCCGCCGACAGGTTTAATATTCATCATCAATGCAGTTGCTTTTAAATCATCTCTGGGATCGGCACCTAATCCGGCTTTAGGAGCAAAGATCGGAACAACTGAAGCACCAGTCGCGTTATCTCCGCCACCTGTAACAGTAACAACAGCTTTATCATAGTCTCTACCAAGAGGATATCCTCCTGCAGAATCTGCAATTTGGACATCAATTAAAGTTTCAGTAACAGTATCAATAATTCCACGAGCATGACAACCAGCACCGTTTCCTTCGACAGTAATACTTAAAGTACCTTCGTTATCAAACCCAGTACCGTTATTTAGAATTCTAAATCCAGCGATTTGGCCGGGGATTGCTGCCTGTTGTACAGTATATTGAGCAAAAGTGGGGTCAGTACTTTCTGCAGAATCTGCAAGCTGAACTGGAATATAGTTTGCAGTAGTAAATCTATTCTGATCATTTGTAGTTAAAGTATATAGATATTTCCAAACATATCCATCATTTTCTACTGGATATGTTACGTTAGTATGATCAGGTTTATTTGTAGAAGCTTTAGGTGCACCAGTTGTGGTTTTTCCTTGTCTTAGACAAAGATAAACGTTATTATCTTCTGTTAAAACATAAAATGATTGAACTGGATGGCCGTCAGTATTATCATTATATGCCGAATATATTCTACCAGAAGTCCAGTTAAATCTTGGAACCACAAATGATCTACCTTCAATAGCTTTGACTGATTGAAGGTTATATCTAAATTGTTTTTCTTCTCTATTAGTATTTTCTGGAGTAGGAGCTAAATCTGTTGCATCCCATTCAGTCGATTTTGCATAACCTACATAATAGTTATTAGCAACATCAGAATCTCCAGATTCATCAAATATTGTTTGCAACAATTGTTTTCTAATATCATCGGTGATAATAGCAACTTGTTGACCTGCAAATTTTAATGCCATGTTTTTATCCTACTTTTATATTAATGCTGAAGCCGCAGAATCAGCGCCGCCAATAAACCGCCATGTTTGATCTACACCATCCCAAGTAAATTGTGCGACATCAGTTGGGTGTAATCTTACTGTTGTATTTGAACTACCTGGAATAGTAATACCGCCTGCAGTATTTGATCCCACATCTATTATGCTAGAACCAGCTGTTTTATTATGAACTATTTTCCATTCACCATCTACTGTTCCATCATTAAGTTTTATTGTTCTATTAGTATTACTAAAGTTTACGTAAATAATTGTATCTTCATCTGTATCACTATCAGCTGACCCAGTTTCAATTAGCCTCGAAGCAAAAGCTACTTTACCTAATCTTACTGCTCCAGTACCTGCAGCTTCAACTCCCAAGTTTGTATTTGTTTCGCCTGCTGAAGTAATTTTAGGCAAATTGGTTGCAATAGTCGAATTATGTATTTGTACATGAGCTCCAGCTCCAGCAACTTTTACGAACTGTAAATACTCATTAGATGCATCGTCAAACAAAGATCCATCGATAACAGGGTTAGTTAAAGTCTTATTAGTTAATGTTTGAGTTTCGTCATTAAAAGTAATAACCGCAGAAGCGTTAGTTAAAGCCGGATATACGACTGTTCTATCTCCAGTTTGGTTAAACATTTTAAATGTTATCTGTTGGTTTCCGGCAGAATCATCTAGAACCAATTTATCTAAACTCATATTCGTGACAGTTGGAGAAAGTAATGTTTTATTTTCTAAAGTGTCAGTAGTATTAGTACCAACCAAAGTTGTAGCAATACCGGGTAAAGAAATGTCAATAGTTGTTGCAGCATTTGGAGCCGTAAGTTTAGTAGTATTAGTATTACCAAATTCTAAACCGTCTACTCCAAGTGTTAAATATTGGGATAATACGCCACCGGTACCAAGAAAGTTATATAGCTCAGTAAAGTTATCATTAATTTTTCTACCCGCCGCGCGCAGGGTATCGCCCGTCCCGTCGTTCGCAGCTGCTCCCGTTTGTAAAACCTGTTTTGTCATAATTTACCCTGTTTTAATTTGGTTGTATTTATTTATATAGAAATTGTGGCTGCATATGGAGAATCTCTAAACCAATCTTCATCAAAGCGATGAGCGACCAATACGCTACCAGGTAGAATGTCAGCACCGTTAGGTAGTACATGGCCAGTAGTATCAATAGCAGAATCTGACATTCTAGCAGAAACATCTGTTCCACCCACAATAACTTTACCTGTTGAATCATCGAATGTGATAGAATTAGGATCGAAGAATGTTTCAAGAGTTTGCTGTGTTGTAAGCTCTGAAATTGGTACATCACCGTAAGCAGCAATTCTAGAATTAATATTCATTCTAAAGTCAGTATAATTTCCTCCAGTTCTATTATCACCCTCAACAATTAGAGTGGTGCTAGTATTAGTTGCTGGTTCAATAACTACTACTTGACTTGAAGTAGCTACTGCACTATCTTCATCGCCAATTGTCAAGAACTGTACAACACCAGAGTCAGCTGCGTAACCGTAATCTGCGAAGCCAACGTTATAAACTTTCAAGCCTTCAGCTGGATTTTGTAGTAGTTCTGGCATTCTAGTTGGAATAGCTTCGTTGGCACTTACTAGTTCAAGCTGGCCTCCAACATACATTCCACCTGGATGCACAAATAATTTATAGACATCCAACCAAGTAGTAATAGGAATACCAGATTTAATTAAAATTGCAAGCTCTTGATATAATTTATCGTCTGTAATAAACTTACCGGATTCACTTCCAATCTTAGAATCATTTAATTTAAATATTTTTTCTTTCGTATATTCAACGGTAGGATCATCTTGAAAGAAGGCTCTGAAAAACTGCTGAATAGAATATAAAGATCCTTTAGATCTATATAATAAATTAGAAAACTTTGCTGCTTCTCTTTTGTTTATAAATCCTTCAAAATAAGATTGGCCTAATAGAAGTTCATCTTCTATAAATTGTAAAAGTCTTGCGTCAACCTGAGTAATATCTCGAGATCTATATAGATTATGAAGTATATGAACATCTTCGTTTTGTTCTAAATATTCGTAATAGTATTCTAAAAATTTAATAAGAGTTTCATATTCTTCTTGAAAATATGCAGGCAGGACCTTTTTGACTTCATATTGTCTAAAGTCTATCTGTCTTCTATTATTATCGTCTAAGGTTCTGTCTAAATAATTTAACATTAGTTAGTCGCCGTTGTTATGATACCTTTAGAGAATGATAAATCTTTATCAAGTTCTAAAATATTATTTCTGGTAGGAGCTATAGAAGCTTGATTTGCAGGCGTTGCTGAAATTTTAATTTGTGTTTCTCCAGATAATAATGATTCTGGTACAAAATTTAAAAGTGTAACTGTAGCGTTTTCGGCATGGTATTCGCCAACATTATTTAGCATAATAGATCCATCATCTAAAGATACGATCTGTAATATATTGCTAGAAAGTATATTTTTTATTTGACAGACTTTACCTAAATAGATAAAGTTAGAAGAAGTAATTATTAGATTTTTATCATCAGGATTAGCTATTGGAACTGGAAATCTTAAGACAATATTATTATCTCTTGAAACATTTAAAAGAGTAGTTCGTACAACGCTATATGAAGAAGTCACGGTATCTAGCGAAATTAATACACTAGCGGCTTGATCATATTGGTTATCATTTACTAAAGAAATAACGTTATTTAAAACTTCATCATCTATTATATTATTTGCTAAATTAGAGATAGTACTAATAAGTGTTGGTCTTACTGGATTAAATCTTTGTTGCATTCTAATTTCAGCCCTTGAAGATAAAACCGCAGACGAAACTTCATCTAATTTAGTCAACATATTAGATCTTCTGAAAGATTGATGAAATTTGCCAGTATTATTTTCAAAATAATCTTCTACAGCGTCTGAAACCTGGGCTTGAATACTATTTAGCGTTAATGTAGTAAGTTTGGGGTTGAATTGGAAAAAGTTTCTAATTTCAATAAAAGTGGTAACTGGATCTGAAAATCTCAATTTAAATGAAATTACTGCTAGTTGGTCAGCCAAATCTAAGATAGCAATTTTAGTATTTGACTGAGTTAATTCAGTTATATCATCTTCAAAATCTATTGAAACGTAGACCGCTCCAAATTCTGGATCTAAATTATCTTCACCACCCCAAGCAATAATATCTTTAATTAAAGCCGAGTATTTTCTTAAAATCAAAGCCGAATAATCTTCTGCTGTAACCATCCTATTTTGAGATGCATATTGAAATGGAGCCTTCAATCTTATAGATTCTATAGATTCTTTATTATCTCCACCAATAGATCTTTGAGTTGTAGTAACATCTAATGTGACTTGCTCTGTTCCACCGCTTTGAAGAGTAATATCTAATGTTGATGGTTGAGCATGGAATATATTTCCACCATTTGCAGATTTACCTTTAGTAGAAAGATAACTAACATTAATTCTTGACCCAGCTGCAGGTGCAACTCCAAACGTTTCGCCATCGCCAAAACTTAATTCAAAGAATCCATTAGGAGATTCTTTTAAAAGATATATTGTAGATTGAGAAGTAATATTAACTGCGTCGTTAATGTTAGTATAGACACTTCCAACTCCACCTATTGCGGTCTCGAATACTGTTATAACCGTAGTAGTAGTATCGATTTCAGTATCCGGTATAATATAAACTGGATTTTCTTCATATTCTCCTACTAAGAAATTTTTAGATTTTCTTGAACCTTCTTTTACTTTAATTTCTTTAGATCCGTTTGTATCTTTAAACTGATAAAAACCAGTGCCGTCATCTTGAGCACTATATTCTTCTAAAGTTTGAAATACGAATACTTCATCATTAATGGTAGAAGTAAATTTAGTAAATGCTGGTAATTCAACAGTAGATGGTCTAGAATTATTTGTATTAGTAAAGCTAACATCCAAAACTGCAGCTGCAGCTGTAACAGAAGTAGGAATATATCCAATACCTTCAGATAATGATACCACAGAGCTTCTTAGTTGTGCAGTACTTAAATAAGATTCATTTAAAGCAAAGTTCGCCATCAAAGCATTAAAATGAGTATTATAAGCTAATACATCTAAAATGTTTGATAAACCAGATGATTCAAAATCATAATCTGTAAATTCTGATTTGCCGGCCAAATAGGTTTTTAAACTAGATTTAATATTATTAAAGTCTAATGCTGTAGAATTGATTGTGGTTACCATTGTTATCTCAGCCTTGCTAATGTGGTTTTAAACTGTATAGTCTCATTGCTATTTACAATTTTAAAAATTATAGAAACGCCTAAACTATTATGTGTTTCTATTTGATTGGTATCGATGATAATGTCGCTAACTATAGCTCTTGGTTCATATATTTCAATAGCTTCTGCTATACTAGATTTTATTTCTAAAGAAGTGATATCGTCTGCAAGTTCGAATAACATATCTCTAATATTTGTTCCAAAATACGGTTGAAACGGTTTTTCATAATAATTAGTTAATACTAAATTTTTTACTGACTGTTTCACGGCAGCAGCATCAATTTTTTTGTATATTTCACCATTCGGCTTATTCGCAAATAGTAAATCCAAATCGCTAAACCCACGAGATCTGGAAACTAATTTATTATTAGTATTAAGCCCGCCGTCTTCTTGTGATAATAATCTTACTGCCATTTACTTCTCGTTTTATTTTATTTATAAGCCTTACACATATTTATAAACACTTTGATCGTTAACAGCTATAGATCCTATTCTATAATATTTTTCAAATCCAACGCCATTAGCATCTACTTGCCTCGTCATATTCTCGAATTCTTTTAATTTCCACTTTCTAGCATCGCCGGCTCCCAATAAATGTGCGCCAAATAAAAGTCCTGCTACAACACTAACAGTATCATCTGAATATATAACGCTACCAAGTCTGGAACTTCTTAATGTTGCGAGGTTACTATTAGTATGCTCTATTATAAGCTTTTCTTGTATTCCTGGATTTGAAATGAAATCATTGATATTATTAATTCCATTTTTTCCTGTCCAATATTGATTACCAGCAGTTCTCATAATATAGTTGTGTAAAGCCCCTGCTCGATACGCATCAACTCCTGCTCGAATAATATATCCACGATCAAATAATGCCAACACGCCGAACTGGTATTTTCCTGCAAAGCCTAATCTATTAATAGATTTATAGTTATTACTACTTTCTCTTTCACCTAACTTGAATAGATAATTTTGAGTTTGTTCTTTTGTAAATCCTCTAATAAGGCCTTCGGGTTCAGGCGCTTGCTCCGGAACTGGATCGTTAATTGTATCCATAGGTTCAGATAAAACTTCAATAATCTCGTTATTCTTAAACGTGCTATTATTAAATGTAGTTTTGACGTTTTTCTTATATTGTGCTTCCCATGTTTCAGGCATATTAGGTATTTCTAAACCTAATTGCCCGTTAATAATAGTTTCACCAGCTTCTGTTTCAGGAGAATACGTGTCCCAATCTAATATAAGATTATCATAAGATAATGTATCTTTCCACCAATCAGCTAAATCAAATAGTTTTTCATTAGCAAACAATCCGTCTTTATTAACTAATCTATACCATATTAATCTGCCGGTTCTTGATAAATCGTTTGAAGAACCTGGAGTAATAGTTTCATTCGGTCCGGCCTTATAAACTCCTTCTGAAACAACTAATCGATGTTGATAAAATGATTTTAAAGATACGTCCCTAAATGATGAAAGTATTTCAGCATGAATATAAAGATTTCTAGCAAGTTGCTGTAAAGCCGTTTCATCATCTCTTATATGATCTAATGTTATAGGATCATTACCTCCTAAGAAATCAGATATTCTGACGCCTGGAGCTAAAAGAGTATTTTCACTAATAGTTTCTTTAAAATTGGGATTAAATTGCGGAGCCGGTAAAATCACGTCGCTTAAGTTTTTCGGTTCAAATAATTTACTTTTCTTAGCAAAAGTTAAATTTCCTATTGGGGTTTGACCAAATTTTGGAGTGGCAATTCCAGGCTTAGATCTTCCTATAGCTGGAGGAACCGGCGTGCCAGCTCCATTACTAATTTTATCAGAAAGTACTGCATTGCCCATCAAAATGGCGTTAGTTAAATTACTTTGATCTCTGAATTTAGATCTGTACTGTTCAGTAGTCAATTCAGTTTTAGAAACCCCGCCAGTTTCGTTTTCTTTGTTTATAAGATTTTTAGTAAAATCGTCAGGGTCAACTGAAACTTTACGAATGCCCTTTTCACTATTTTCTAATAAAGTAGTAACATCTTCAGGAGTAAGAGATATACGTGTTGCTGCAGTATTTGTAAAACTGTACGCTGTACCAGACGTTGCTGTTGAGGCGTAATTTTGAGCTGAAGTTGCATTAGCCTTTAAGGCTGTTCCGTTTAGATCGCCATGAATTGTAGTAAGCGTTGCAGTTTTACCTTTAAATTCTACATTATCACCACCTATCATACCACTACTACCAAATACTGATATATCTGATCCTGCAATATTAACATTATCTCCAGCCATAGTAATATCATCAGAAGTAATAATTAAATCTCCGGTATTAGAAAACTCTAAATTACCTTCGGTATATATTTTATGATTTCCTTTGATGTATTCAGTAACACCACCAAGTTTTTGTTCTGTGGACGCGCCTGTGCGTGTCTCAAGATATGTGCCGTTGATAGTTTGAGTAGTGTTACCATAATTTAAAACTGCGTCTTCAGTAATATTTTCTATTTTCTTTTGAGCATTAAGTGTATAGGTTCCTTTTACATCAATGTCCATATCATTTGTTTCAATTTTTAACTTGCCAAAAGATAGTTTTCCTTCACCTTCAATGATAACAGTTTGATCTCCATTTGCAACTGTTACTATATTTTTCTTTGCTAAAATGCATACGCTACCGTCAGGTTTTAATTCTATCCCAGCGCCTTCGGCATGTCTAATTAAAATTCTTTTATTATCTTCTGTATCATCTAATGATATTACATGACCAGTAGAAGTTTTAATTTTATGATAGTTTGGATAAACACTGTTTCCGCTATTTGGTACATCTAATGGGAAACCGGGTTTACCTCCGCCTAAATCTAACTCTTCTGTTTCATCACCATAAACAGGCTTAAACCAATTAACAGAAGATGGATAAGAAGCGTTAGGATCTTCAAAACCATGATCATTCGATTTAATTGGAAGTTCTACATCTGGATTAGCCATTTGGAATCCTTGTATTTAAAATTTGTATTGAGCTAAACGGCGGTTGAATAAGTGGATTTGTAAATAAAGATTTTCTACCAAACCTTAATTCTACAAATTCTCTTGTATCAAGGCCTGGACATACTTCATCCGCTAGTAAATCGTTTATACCTAATATTTGTCCTCCAGGATATGCTCTTAAAAAGGTTGCCATAAATCTATCAGCTATATATTTTTGATCTTTCGTAAGTGATAACCTATCTTCATAATTTTGTATATTTTTAGTTCCGGCTGGAGCATTATATCCTCCCACATATGCTATATGAATTGCATAGTTATCATGACCATTTGGCGTTATTGTTGGAATTACTGGCGTTTTTATTTCAGCTGGTCTTGCTTTTTGAAGTCTACCATCTCTTCTAATTATATAATGAAATGGAATACCTATACCTTTTTGTTCAGCCCAGGCTCCTTGCAAATCTTCGGCCGAATAATTTTGATCATTAGCAGTTTTAGTCCAATGAAATACTATTTCTGTTATTTCTCTTTTTATAGATTTTAATTCTATTTCTAACTCTTCACTATTTTCTATATAATTAAATTTATAATCATTTGAAGTAGCCGATTCTTTCCATGCCTTTATATTTTGATTAGTATTTCTTAAAACAGTTTTAGGGCCTTGGATATTATTTAATTGACTGCTTGCACTAGTCTCAACACTACTAAGTTTCTCGTAAATTGTTTTACCATCTAATTGTGATTTTTTAACTAAAATTGACACAGCTTGATCAATTTTACCTTCTGTAAGTAATTTAATTATTTCTGCACTTTCTAGCGCTGTAATTGAAGAAGTATCGGTTAGAATATCATTAATAACACGTCGAGCAGAAAAATTAACTGATTCTATAATATTACCAAGTACATCGTCAAAACCAAAATTAAATTTTATCAACGTCTGAGAAATATCAGAAGTTACAGAACTGCCTATATTTGAAACTAATTCATCCTTTTTTTCTATAGCATTAAATAGGTCGTCTGAATTATCAATACCACTTACGTTTTTTAAATAAGTTTCATATTTTCTAGGATCCGCAGCAAAAGAAACTTTTAAGCCTGCAGCTACTGCCGGCGCTGTAGGCAAAGAAGCGCATATATTTAAATTTGTTGCAGCAATGTTTGAAATACCCATCGCAGATTTAAGTC